TGGCAAATGTGCCAGCCGGCATTCTGACTTCACGAATGTAAATACCAGGACCAAAATGATGCAGGACAGGGCAGTCAACTTGAGGGAGTTCTAAAAGAACAGACTCAAGTTGCTCTATGGCATCAACTGGAGCTATCAGTTCACATTCCACTAGGTGATCTCCCTCCCAGAAGCAGTGATAGTGAGCGCAGTAGCAGTCCCTGCCAGTGTCGAGATGAACCCGCCGGCCTCTAGCACCTGACCAACCAGTTCAGGACACAGGTAAGTCTCTCCGGGCACAATCGAACGGGTCTTGACGATTAGGTTGGAGTTCCCGGCAGAGCCACCAACAATGATCAAGTTGGCAGAGAACGTCACGTTGGCCGTGTTGGTGTTCGTCACCGTGAACTTGTCGATGATCGTCTTGCAGTTCGTAGCCGTGTACTGGGCAGTCTGAGTGTTCTCAGCCTGTTTCGGTGGAATGATGTTTTTGACGGTGACTGCCATAATTAAGAGATGTTGTCGGTAACAGTGAGGATCAGCGAAGGAATCGCCGGGACCGGAGGACTTGCTGCCGAGGCAAATATCTGGCAATTCAGGTCATCTGTGCTCCAGACAAGCTCGAAGTAGTCTCCAGCGTTTACTGGCAGCACAAAGTTCCACGCGGCAACTGTCTCTGCGTCGTTGCCTTGGATGCGGATCTTAGTCGCACTGTCTGGAATGTCAACGCCGTTGATTCTAGCCCAAATAAAGACAGCCCCCACACCGCCAGACAGTTTGTCGAGCTGGGCTGAAAACTGAAAGTTATAGAAGCCCTCAGTATCAATGTAGACCCGGCTGTTGGGAGTGCCGATGTAGACACCATAAGAGATGTCTGTCGCATTCAGCGTCATGGGATACGCCGTGTTGATGACAGTGGCAGTCTGGAGCTGGGTGCTGTGAAACACTCCGTAGCGTTTTCTGCGCACCTCGTTGATGACTGGCGGTAAAATATCAGTTTGCGCAACAATTTGTGTAGTTGGCGGGGCAATATCCGAAACAGTGCTGACTTCGACGCTTCGAGGAGCCAGCGCAAGCAACTCTACTGCGTCAGCCAATCTGGTGATAGCGGACAGTGCTTGAACGGCCTTAGAATCGGCATTCTGTGCGTTTACAGAGATCTCCTCAACTATAGCTGCGCTGTCATTGAGGCTGGACGGGATGAGAGCGAAAAGCTGCTCGAAAGCCCGGATTGCCCGTTGAGAGGGCAGGAACTCAGCCAGCTCATTACGAGTGATCTTGTATGGCCCCTCGATCATACCACAAGTGGTTCGACTCTAACCTCTAGTCGGGCCACAGAAAGCTGTGCATCACTGGTGCCCCGGAACTTCTGCGCCCTCCACTGCCTCATGCGCCCCTGCTGTAGCCAAGACAGTCTCTTGCCACGCACGCCGGTTATACCAGCCTTGCAGACTCGTTCCTGACTCCAGGTCACACCATCCTCTGTGTACGAAGTCCAGATACTTGGGTCAGTGCCAAAGATCGAGTTGCCGGTTAGCGAGACAAGCTCCAGCTCATGGAAGACCAAGCCCCGGCTTTCATTGTACAGGATGATCGTCGCAAACTCCCAGCCATTCAGGACACCCCAGTGAGAGGACAGCGAGTCAGACAAGTAGCCGAACGCAGTGCTTGCCGGGTCACCCACATTCCAGCGGTTATACACCCAAACGAGGTTCTTCGCACGATACTGACTGTTCCCAACAAGACTGGTTGCCAATGTGAACCAGACTGGAGCGCCGGCGCCAGTGGTCGCTGCCGCGTCAAACACGAGCGTCTGATTGGGTAGATGGATATACAGGTGTCTGTAGCCTTTGTCCACGCGAGCCTCGACAAGCACATTGGACAACTCTTCCTCTGTAAATTCGGTAAGCAGTTGGTCAATCTCTCTAGTTGCAATCCTTTCTGCATTACTGCCAGAGATGAGCCAAACAGAAGGAGCCTCGTTCCTGCCACCACCGATAAACGCGATGGATTCCATGAAGTTGCAACAGGCATGAGTGCCAACTGTGCCACGCTGGACCTGCGCTCCTTCTACACGCTGGAACGGGAAAAACTGGCCCCCTACGTTATCAAAAACTTCGATGGTGTGCCGGTTGAGCGCGTAAACCTCGTTACGAACCTTTAGGAGGGCCACTACGGGGTCAGGATCAGCTTCAGCAGAACCGTACTTGAGCGGATTGACCGAAAATGGATCGTTGAGTTCCGTCACAATCAGGAACTCTCCGTCGGTTGTCATGAAGTAGCCATCCACCCAGACGACATCGACGACTGTGCCAAGGTCAGGATCGGTGACCTGTTGGAGCCCGGTGCTGGGCCGATACAGGAACAGATTGCCACCAGAGGCGACAGCCAAGTAGTCGAAGGAATAGTCAAAGGTAACCTGACCAGTGCCTCCTACATTGCCTATGACAGTGACGACGTTCGTACTAGAGATCGACACTAGATTAGTGCCCATCACGCGGTAAAGCAGCCCCTGCCACTCGATGGCGCCACGGTCAATGCCGGGACCAGTGCCAAGGCTGACAATCCCGTCTGCAGGACGAAAGTAACCATCAGAGATCCCTGACTTCAAGATGACAGGAATCATGTTGCGCGGATACTCCACGCGGAAGTCCCCAGCGGTATCTGTGTAAATTCCGTTGAGGATCGGGACTTGCATTATTTCTTTTTGGCAGTCTTAGCAGAAGCCTTAAATGCGGCAGCAGTGGGCGCTCCCTTGGAGCCTGGCTTGCGCATACGCTCCTTTGAGCCAGCTTCGATACGTTCGCGTTTAGCGTTGATGTTAGAATAGAGTCCTTTTTTCATTTGCATTTCCAGCGTTTGAGGCTTGCTGCTTTGCGAGTTGGATTACCCTTCTCGTCTTTCATTGGACCAGGCATCCCGCCCATGCGAGCACAGAAGGACTTCTTGCGTCCTTCGTCTGCCTTGGTCTTGGGATTCGGAGCAGGAGCCTTGAGGTTCGAGCCAGTCTCCTTGTTGTACTTGGCGCGCCCCTTGGCGGTTAAGCCGGCACCCTTAGACACAGGCAGCTTCTCGCCCTTGGACACTGAAAGGTTTACCTGCTTCTTTTTCATTGAGGATGAACTTGTTGTTCGAGAGCAGAAATACGTTGAGCCAGTGCGTCAAGCTGGGCAGATAGCCCGGTGACCTGACCTACGCCGTGACTATGAGATGCAGCGGCAAAGTCTGCTGCGTTGGAAGTGAGAATGTCGCCACATCCAAGCAGATCCAGAGGAGTGTGCTGGTGGTCGATAATGGCCGCACCAATCGAAAGAGGAGTGATGGCGTCAGGCTGACCAGCGGCGTGAGTGCTCGCGTGAGGCGCTGCAATGGCAAGGATCTTGCGGACAAGACCAGTCTTGAGCTTGGTCCACAGAGAACCATTTGACGGGTCAATGGCTAGTTCCCTAACAGCTACGTCTGACGGACTTGGGGCAGAGCCGTCGTTTACTTTGTTATTCAACAGAATCGTTGGCATTTCTTTCATGTAGCACTAACTCAAAACAAATCAAGCCGCCGGATTGGACAACGGCTTGATGTGTTGAAGTGTTACTGAGGAGGATTGGCAGCGTCGTAGGCAGCCTGTGCGTCAGCCTGCGAACCGTACTCAGTCTGGTTGTACGCCCACTGACCAGCGTGTGTGCCAAGAGTGCCATAGTACTGGTTCACACCAGAGTTGGCCGCCAGCCATGCTGGATACTGCGCATCCAGCATTGCTGCTGATGCAGACATGTTGTTTGGATGCTCCGTCTGGTTGTACGCCCATTGCCCGTTTTTTGAGCCAGAATCACTGTATGGAGTCAAATACTGATTCACGCCAGAATTTGCAGCTAACCATGCTGCATACGCAGCACCTTCTGCGTCTGCTCGATTGCTGTAGGCAGTGTTGCTGTACGCCCAAGTGAACTGACCGTAGCCAGCACTCATGTACTGGTTCACGCCAGTGTTTGCAGTTAGCCATGTTGTAAATGGCCCAACAAAACTAACAGAACCACTCACAGTTCCATTATTGACTGCTGTTCCCTCTGCAAACGTCGCATTGCCAGTAACAGTTGCGCCCGCCTTGTTTTCAGAAGTGCCTTCAAACGTAGCATTGCCAGTCACTGTTCCGCTGTTCGCGGACCCATCCTGAAACGTTACGTTCCCAGTGACGGCTCCAAAGTTTTCTGAGCCGGCACCAAAAGTGGCGTCACAAACGATTGAGATATTTTGAACCATAATAAAAAGAAAAGAGAGCAGGGATG